CCGACTGATAAACTTTAAAATATGAATATAAGTAAGACTGGTATTCAATTGGTCAAAGAATTTGAAGGTCTTAGGCTAAATGCCTATAAGTGTAGTGCTGGTGTTGCTACAATTGGCTACGGAAGCACCTTTTATCCTGACAAATCTAATGTCAAGATGGGAGATGTGCTAAGAGATAAGGATGAAGCAGAAGTATTACTCATAGCAACCCTTAAAGACTTTGACATATACGTATCTAAGTACACCAAGTCAGTTAAGTTAACACAATATCAGTTTGATGCACTTGTATCATTTGCCTTTAATTGTGGATTAGGTGCATTAGGTTCATCTACCTTGCTTAAAAAGGTACTTAGTAACCCTAATGACCCTAACATAGCCTTAGAGTTCGCTAAATGGAATAAAGGAGGTGGTAAAGTATTGAAAGGTTTGGTAAAAAGAAGGGCGAAAGAAGCAGAACTTTATTTTAAGGTGGTCGTATAGTGAATATGGCTATCGACCCTAAGAAATTCAAACAAATAGCTGACTTACTTATGGTGTATTGGCACTTGACTATAGGCTCACTAATATCTGTGGTTGGTTTTTGGCTATTCTTTACTAAGAAGATAGACAAAGAGTCATTCGCCTATATCATTGGTGCGGTTGTTACGTTAAAATGGGTGTGGAAACCAACTGAGAAAGGGGGTAACAATGATTGAAGGGGTAAAAGATACTACTCAATCCATTTCTAAGATTACTTATGATACTACCTATGTAGTTATTCGTAAGGAAATCAAGCAACCTGAACCATTTACCTTTATAAACCACTACATGGGAGATACTTCTATGTATCTCTATCAAAATCAATGGGGCGAAACGCTATATGTTCACCAAAAATTAACTAAATTTGAGCCAATTGTTGAGGTGGATGTTGAAACAATACCAGTAATACCATTTTTTGCATCGGATACTATTAAACCTTGTGATGCTAAGTGGTTAATTAGGGGTGAAAAGTTTGAATTAAAACCTTATTCTATACAAAAATGTGAAAATAAGATGGTTCAAGACTACTTATATAGTGACTTATCGAACTCAATTGTAATGATGTTAATGTTATTAGCTACTTCTATATGGCTATATCGTAGTGTTTTTATTTGGGCAGAAATGATAAGTAAGATTAATAAGATAGTTCGTGCATAGAGATGTCTACACGCTATATCTTAGCTAATTCAATTGACCTACTCTATGTAGTTGCTGACTATGAAGGTCAGATATTGCGCTCAAATGATTTGTTTAAAGAGTATTCAAGTCACATTAAACCTAAAAAAGTAAGTGATATAATCTCAGATGATACTGAGTTAGATGATTATGTAGCATCTGTTAAGAGAGCCATTGAGTTAACACCTAACCCAGTAAGAATCTATGCACGAACCAAACAGAAAAATAGTGGGTTAAGATGGAACTTGTGGAACTGCTACGCTATACTTGGTTCACTTCACTTTATTGGTTTTCAAATTACTGATGTGACCAGCATAACAAGTCACGAACACGAAAAACAAAAGCAGTTATTAGAAGAGTTCAGGTTTATGTTAAGCCATGAATTAAGGCAGCCATTGACCTCAGTAGCTGGTGTGGTTAAGTTGTTACTTGACAAAGATGGTAAGATGGATGATGCTGAACAGACTGAACTATTGAAGATGGTAGATGATTCAATGAAGAGGTTAGATATAGCAGTTCATTTATTGGTTAAGAAAGCAACAAGGCAGCTATGAGAGAATGTATGCTACCAATGGACGAAGACGAAGCAGATGAAAGATTGCTTAATGTAGTTAAGCACTATGTGACTGAACGTGAAATGCCAATCTATGTAGCTAAGAATGTACTAAGAAGTAACCTAAGAGATAAGTCATGCTTTGAATTACAATGGGAAAAGTTTATTAAGTTAATTGGTGGTTATGCAACAAAGTAAATTTGACTCAATTGATAAGGTGTTAATGATTGTAGGTAGTATTATTATGCTGCTTATCTTCATTCATACTTGTGGCATGAATGGTCAATTGACTATTGACTATCGTAAGATGAAAGAAGAGGTTCAGAATTATAAGGTGCAACACATGGCAGATTCAAGTAAGTTAATTAGTCAAGCTATCAACTATCAAAGTGAGATTGATTCAAGGGATATGGCAATTAAACTATTAGCCATTCGCAATCCTAAAGAGGTGGTCAAGATTAAGTATAAGACTAAGGTAGAAACTAAGATTCAACTTGCAGAACCTATCACAATTGATTCAACCAGTTACATTAAGTTACCAGTTGAGTTCTCAGATTATAGTGAGTGGTATTCTATTGATGGTAAGATTGACACTACTGGAAGCCTTGTAATAGATTCAATTGTATCAAGTGGTACTTTGACCTATTCAGTAGGAGATACTTTAAGAGATGGTCTATTTAATCGTTTATTAAGAAAAACAGATAGTGTAGTTAGATTGCACATAGACAATCCTACTATGTCAATCACTAACCTTTCCAATATCTACGTTAAAAAAGAACCTAAGTGGTATCAATCAACTGCATTCAAGGTAGGTGTTGGTGTACTATTGGGTATTGGTATCAGTAGCCAAATAAAATAATTGAAATTAGGAAAGCACATTATCAAGCAGTTAAGTAATTTGACTAAAAATAATTGTCATTTATTTGATAGAGGTATTGCAGATTCAAAATATAGTTTTACATTTGCCCTACCAATCAATCACTAATTATTTACTCACTCACTAAATCAAACATTATGAACGCAGAAAAAATCACATTAAGAATTTACACATCACGTAGAGATGCAGTCCTTGACATTGTTACAATGGAAACAATTGAAGATGCAAAAATTGTCTACATAAATTTAGGTGAAACAATGAGAGCATTCACTATTGGAGATGTTACAATGGCTGAACTGATAGATATGTTTGACAAAAATTGCCAAGACAAAAACATCAATATCTAAACAATCAAGGGAGGCTCAGACCTCCCTATATTTTCATTTATAATTTTCTAATCAATCAATTCTAAATTCGTGTACTATGAACACATCAACTATTTTCAAACTTGCAGAGGGTAACACCTACTTTCACTATGACCATTTAAACGGCTCAATGATTTCAATCGTAACTGAAGGATGCTATAGCGGTATCTTCACCCGATGCGATTCTAATTGTGCGGTAATGGCTCGTCAATTCCACAATGAAGAATACCACAATGTACCTCTTATCTATCGTGACTATGTTGAAGTAAGTATAGATGAATACATAGAGGCATATGACAAGGCATTAGCTAAGTTAGAAGATGCTGCACACATTATGTTTAAATCACTTTAATTTTTAATCAATAAATCCAAATCAATTATGTTACCAACACTAAATGCACCAGTAGGTGGAGAATCAAACTACACGAATAAGATAGCACCAGTAGGAATGCATCTTGCACGTATCTACCAAATCATTGACTTAGGTACTACTGAACAAACTGGTCAGTTTGGCGGTAAGAAAAGAAAGGTTCAAGTATTATTTGAACTACCATTAGAAACGGCAGTCTTTGACCCTGAGAAAGGTGAGCAGCCATTTTACGCACGTAATATGTACACATTGTCAATGCACGAGAAAAGCACCCTAAGAAAAGATGTGCATTCAATGATGGGCAAGACATTAACCGATAATGAGGCTAAGTCATTTAACATCTTCAATCTACTTGGTAAGGAGTGCATGGTAAACATCATTCACAAACAAAGTGGAGATAAGACATTTGCCAACATTCAAACTATCACGCCAGTACCTAAAGGTATGGTATGCCCACCAGCAGTTAACCCACCATTGGTATTCAGCACTCAACAACCTGACATGGAAGCATTCAGGAAGTTACCTGAGTTCGTACAAGATAAGATTAAACAGAGTGATGAGTTCATTGCATACATGAATGCTGAAATGAGTGCAAACTACCCAGCTAATAAACCAGCACCAACACCATTACCTACATTCAGTATTGATAATTCACCAAATGACTTAGCATTTGACTGGATGCAAGGAGAGAGTGAAGACCCAACTAAATTACCATTCTAATTAATTAATCAATGGAGGGTGTAATAGCCCTCCTTAAAAACCAATCACTATGAAAGCAGAATTAATACTTAAAATAGATTCGTTATATCAAGTCATTAATGACCCTAACAATCTAAAGACTCAACAACTAATCAATAATGCACCAAATAAGGTCGAAGACAAACTATCTTATGACATTATTGAGCATAGTATAAAATTGGCAAATGAAGTCGTTAAATCAATTGAATCAAGCCGTAAATCAATTACTGCACCATTAGATGCATACAAGAAGCAGATAATGGAAGTAGAAAAGAATGCAGTTGAGCCATTAAAGGCATTTATTGAATCAGCTAAATCTAAAATGTTGGCTTACAATGTAGAGTTAGAAAAGGTGCAACGTGAGGCAAATGAAAAACTAAGAATTGAATCTGAGAAAGCATTAGAAAATGCACCCTTTGATGTATTCAATACTTTAGCTGGTTACTTTGTTGACCAAGCAGTTAGCATCAATACTGAGCAACCTAAGAACATTAGAGTAACTAAGAAAGCAAGAATCAATGGTGAAGTGAACTGGTCAATGGTACTTAATGTGTTATTTGCTGCTGAATGTATAGACTACCAAGACTTGCTCACACCACTTGCAAAGGCTATGGAAAAGTGCGGTGTGGTTAAGATTGATGGTATTGAAATTTACGAACATAAAACTCAAGTAATAAGATAAGTTATGACACGTGACCAATTCGTTTATTTTCCAGCACTATCTTGCTCACGAATCAAGAAACACTATACTGGAGACATCAGTTATGCAAAGGTAGCCTTAGAGTTAGGTGTTAGCCTACATCATCAACTACTTGATTTGAAACCTGAACAGATGAACCTTGAGGCATACAACGTACACAAGGCAATATCTAACCACCCAGTAGCATCAAGGATAATGAATGGTGCAATCAATGAGCATCCAATGATTAAAGAGGTGCAAGTAGGTAGACATACCATAGAAGGTAAGGCAATGTTTGACATTTACAATTCACAACTTAATGTGATAGCAGACATTAAGACCACATCAGCAAGAACCTTAGATGTGTTTGCCTCTGACATGGTCAAGCACTACAATCACATTCAAGCAGTATGGTATAGCCTTATAGCTGGAATAGACCCTAAGAACTTCTTTTATATTGGTGTAACATCAAGGTCTAAAAGGTTAGGTAGTAACTCAGATACTATCTTAGTGTATAGGCATTCAGACCAAGAAATATTAGAAGCACGTAAGTTAATTACTGGATACCTTGACCAAAACATTGACCAACTTAAATCACATTTTAATTCATCTTATAAATCGTAACTATGAAAAATGAAACTGCAATTGAAATCATACTTAGACTTCTTAATTCACACTATAAATTGAATAAAGAATGTCCAGAAGTAATTGAAGTCATAGAAAGCTACTTAGACATTGAACAGAATCAAATTACATCTGCTTGGAATGATGCATTTCTAATAGGTAAAAATGGATTCATTCTTGAGAATTATAGCAATGGCAAAGAATATTATAATGCAAAATATAAGAAGCCATGAACCATGAACTAATAGCACACATCGAATACCTTAAAGATAAGGACATGAGATTTAAGGTAATTGAGGAAAGATACCTTATTGCAGTTAGTAGATACTTTATGTGCAATGGTGAACTGCCATCACACCAAATAGCTAACTATCTTGGATTAAATAACCATAGACTTACTTTAATGATTCAGGATAAGATGGCTCAAATGACTGGTGTAGAACTTAAAAATAATGCACCTAAAGTCAACATCTATAATTCACTTAAAGACTTAGAATATAAGTCACCAAGAAGTTATAGATACGAATGGCAGCCAGTTTATGAATTAGATTACTATAACTACCTTGCAACCAATTCAAGAGAGCAAATCATTCATAACTACAAACTATTTCTACATGAGTCAAGAAGCAGAAATCTACAAGGTAATAGCAAGGTATCTAACACTCAAGCACCCAAAGGTAATATTTAGATTTGACTTTGCTGCTGGTCTCTACCTTAGTCCATACATGGCTAATAAGCATAAGGCTCAGAATCCAATCAAAGGTTACCCTGACTTATTCATTGCAGTACCTAAAGGTAACTTTGCTGGTCTATTCATAGAAATAAAAACTGATAAGGCTAACCCATTCAAGAAAGATGGTACACTCAAATCTAATGAGCATAATGAACGCCAAGCAGAAGTATTGAAAGCATTAAATGAGGTAGGCTACGCAGCATTATTTTCTACTGGAGTAGATGAAACAATAAAAGTAATTGAATCATATTTAAATCAATAAAAAAATTGACACGATGTCAATGGGGTGGGCGGTTGTTAGAAATACAAATGATTTAGGGAACTAATTGAACTGCCCACTTTTTTTAACTTACAAAAAAACAAACTACTATGAACGAGTACGAAAAATTTTTAGAACAAAAGAAACATTCAATAGGTAATTTTGGATTTGATGCAAATTATATTCCTGACATTGCATTTGACTTTCAAAAGTTTATTATTGAGAAAGCAATTAAAAAAGGTAGAATAGCAATATTCGCTGATACTGGGTTAGGTAAAACATTAATTCAATTATCAATTGCCAATAACATTATAAGAGAAACAAATAAGAAAGTATTAATCTTAACACCATTAGCAGTAGCATTTCAATTTATTTTAGAAGCAGAAAAGTTAGGCATTGATGATATTGAATATTCAAAAGATGGTAAGCATACTAAAAAGATAGTTATCTGTAATTATGAAAGGCTACACTATTTTGATTCTAATGATTTTGTTGGTGTTATATTAGATGAAAGTTCAATCTTAAAAAACTTTGATGGTAAAATTAAATGGCAAATAACATCATTTGTAAAAAAGATTCCTTACAGATTCTTATCTACAGCAACACCAGCACCTAATGATTATATTGAATTTGGTACAAGTAGTGAAGCATTAGGATATTTTCCTTATATGGATATGCTAACTAAGTTCTTTGCTAATAATGAAAATAATGTAAGACCTCAAGATATTGGTACTAAATGGTATTTAAAACCACATGCTAAGAATGAGTTTTTTAGTTGGGTTAATCAATGGTCAATATCTATAAAACAACCATCTGACTTAGGATTCTCAGATGAAAAATATAAATTACCTAATTTAATTGAAAATAAGGTATATGTAAAGAATGAAAAAAACTGGGTTATAAATGGTCAAATAATGTTATTTAATGGAATAGCAAAAACAATGAGTGAAGTTAGGGAAGAGCAAAAAAATACATTTAAAGAAAGATGTGAAAAGGCTGTAGAATTAACTAAAGATAAGACCTCAGTATATTGGTGTAATTTTAATGATGAGGGTGATTTATTAGATGAATTAGATAAAGATGCCGTTCAGCTAAAAGGAGGCATGACAATAGAAAAGAAAGAAGATATATTAATGAACTTTGCAAATGGTAATATTAAAAGAATTATAACCAAACCTAAGATAACTTCATTTGGTTTAAACTGGCAGCATTGTAACCATACGGTATATTTTCCTACATGGTCTTATGAGCAGTATTATCAATCAATAAGAAGATTTTGGAGATTTGGTCAAAAGAATGATGTTACGGTTGACTTAGTATTATCAGATGGTCAAAAAAGAGTAATTGATACATTGCTATACAAAACAAATAAGGCAATAGAATTTAATAAATTAATCCAAACTAATATTAATGGTGTGGTTGATTTATCTAAAAAAGAATTTACAAAAGAAATAATCAAACCTAAATTTTAATAACTATGAACAAAGTAAAAGACCAAATTATTACTGACAAATACGCAATCTATAATGGAGACTGCATGGACGTAATAACAACATTAGAAGATGAATCAATTGACCTAAGTGTATATAGTCCTCCATTTGCTGGATTATATAACTACTCAAGTTCTGAGAAAGACTTTAGTAACTGCAATTCTAAAGAAGAGTTTATGAATCAATATGAATTTTTAATTAAAGAAATGGCACGTGTTACTAAATCAGGTAGAATAAATGTGGTGCATTGTCAGGATATATTAACAGATACAACTGCTCATATTCTTTATGACTTTCCACATGAAATAATTAAACTTCATAAGAAATATGGTTTTAATTTACATAATAGGATTACTATTTGGAAAGAGCCATTAGAAGTTAGAATGAGAACTATGGTAAGAAGTTTAATGCATAAAAATATTGCAGAAGATTCTACAATGTGTTTTACTGCAATTCCTGATTACTTATTAGTATTTAAAAAGATTGGTGAAAATCAAGTCAAAGTAACTAATCCTAATGGATTTAAAATTTATCATGGTGAAACTCCATTACTACCAGCTATGGAAAAAAAATATGGTAAGTGGGAGCATATACTTGAAAAATATAAAAATAATAATAACGATGGTCAAAACCATTTGACAAATAAACTAAGTCAAATAATTTGGCAGCGTTACGCATCAAGTGTATGGGATGACATTAGAAATGATAATGTGCTACCATTTAAAGACTCAAGGGAGGATGATGATGAAAAGCACGTACACCCACTTCAATTAGATATTATTGATAGGATAGTTGAATTATACTCTAACCCTAATGAAGTTGTACTAACTCCTTTTATGGGTGTAGGTAGTGAGGTATTCAGTCCCGTATCTTTAGGACGTAAGGCTATTGGTATTGAGTTGAAAGATTCATACTTCAAACAAGCTAAGTTAAACTTGCAAGAAGCTAATAATAGATTCAAAAAAGAATCTAATTCTATCACATTATTTGACTAACTTAGCACCACTCAAAGGTAGAATCTTGGGTGTATTGTAAAAATTTGTTGCCGTATGGTGACTGCGAGACTAAGAGTAAAATCAAGGTCGATTCTACCGCAGTCCTCGTACGGCTTTTTTTATTGATATGAAAAAATCATTTCTACTCTATTGTGACTTGAAGCACACCATTGATAAGTTACCTGATGAAACTGCTGGTAGATTGCTCAAGTTAATTCTTGACTATGCTAATGGTGACTTCAATGAGCCTGATGACCTATTACTTCAAGTAGTATTTGAGCCTATTAAACAATCATTGATTAGAGACTTAGATAAGTACGATGCTAAAGTAATTCGTAATAGAGAGAACGGTTCTAAGGGTGGTAGACCATCTAAAGAAGATAACCCACAAAAACCCACTGGGTTAATTAATAACCCACTCAAAGCCAAAAAAGCCGATAGTGATAGTGATAGTGATAATGATAGTGTAAGTGATAATGATATTATTAAAATAGCTAAAGCACCATCATTTAAGTCTTATTCAAATAAAGACCTTATTAATCAAATTAAACCACTAATAGAGAAGTATGGTAAGGATACTTGTAATGCATTTTACTCTTATTGGTCTGAACCTTTAGCAAATGGTAAGATGCGATTGACTAATGAAAAGGCTTGGGATACTAACAGAAGACTTACATCTTGGAAACAAAGAGAGAAACAACCTAATACCAACTTTGTCAAACAACCACAACCAGTCTTCAATCGTTCATCACAAGGTCAACATTATGTAGGTGACGATATCAAATAGTTGTACGTACAAAAATTAAAAATCAATACGTACAAAAAAATAAATGAAAATAATTTGATTGATGTATTGCATATTCAAAATAAGATGTATATTTGCCTATCAATAATTCACTAAAAAAATCAAACGTTATGACAACTCAAGAATTTAA